ACCGGTGCCCGCGCCCGTTTTTTTTGTGGGCCCCACTGGTTTGCTTTAATCATTTAAAGCGCGTCATTGACGAGCCTTTGTCTCCAAGTATGGATTTGTGGGATCCTTTGCAGAACCCATTACCAGAGACTTTATACGGTTTACGGTGTATGCTTTCTGTCAAATACTTGCAGAGTATTTCTAAGAAATACGAGCCAGGAACCCTAGGGTTCGAGCTGTGCTCCGAAATAATTCGCATCCTGCGGGTTCGTCATTATGACAGGGCGAATGCGCGTTACGCGGAGATTTCATCCGTATGGGGGGACTCCGGCAAGACGGAGGCTGAACTTCGAGACCGCTATCGTGCCTTACACTGGGAATGCTGTCCCAATTGCTGCCCGAAGCTATGTCCCGATTTCAAGAAGCGCCCAGATGAAGAGAAGGAGGGGTGATCGCATTCCGAAGGGATGCGTGGGTCCTTGTAAGGTACAGGATTATGAATTCAAGATGGATGTCCCACATAGTGGGACCTTTGTTTGTGTTTCTGATTTTACTAGAGGTACTGGGCTTACCCATCGTTTGGGTAAGAGGGTGTGTATTAAGTCCATGGGTATTGATGGTAAGGTTTGGATGGATGACAACGTCGCAAAGGGGGACCACACCAACATCATTACTTACTGGTTGATCCGAGATAGAAGGCCCAATAAGGATCCATTGACGTTTTCACAGGCGTTTACAATGTATGATAACGAGCCGACTACTGCTAAGATCCGAATGGATCTGAGAGATAGAATGCAGGTGTTGAAGAAATTTGCTGTTACTGTTTCCGGTGGTCCTTATAACCACAAAGAGCAGGCTTTGGTTCGGAAGTTTTTTAATAGTTTGTATAATCATGTTACTTATAATCATAAGGAGGAAGCTAAGTATGAGAATCATTTAGAGAATGCATTAATGTTGTATTCTGCTAGCAGTCATGCTAGCAATCCTGTGTATCAGACACTGCGTTGCAGGGCTTATTTTTATGATTCGCATAAAAATTAATAAAGAAGTACTTTTATATCATCTTTGCAATCTATTACATCGATTTCTTCTACCCACAAGCATTGTTGTGGTAAATGTCTAATTACATAAACTAAATTTAACAATGAAAAATAACCTAAACTAGCTAAACTATTACAAATTCGCCATTTAAGGCGATTGGAAATACCAGTCCAATTGGGAATAGCACCAATCAGACGCGTTGTTATGATCCGGAATTGGAGGAATAGTTTCTGGAATCCAATTTCCCTCCTGTTCCGGTGGTTGACTTGAAGCTGCACTTTCATGATCGTCTTTGAGTCTAGGTTGTTCGTATGGACATACATTAGTCGTAGATGGAATGGTGCAGTCTGACCCACAGACATGGGATTGGTGAAGAATTCTGCTGCTCTCGTAATCTGTGCATGACTTAGTGACTCCCCGGTGCGTGAATCCATGCTGGAACTTGCAGGCGTTGGTGATGAAGGCTGAACAACCGCAGCCCTTCCACACGATCCTTGTCCTTGGCTCAGGAGTTTTCCTCTGGCTCTTCTTGGCCGCCGCGTGTATTGGTTCCTGAGTGGGACACTTCCTCTTGTATCCAGAAGGGGCTGTCGACATCACAAAAAACTGCGTTTTTCACAGCCCAGTTCTTGAGTGCTTCTTGCTCTGGCTTGTCCAGCCAGAGTTTAAATGAAGAGCCTTCTCCTGGATTGCAGAGGAAGATAGTGGGTATTCCACCTTTAATTTGAACTGGCTTTCCGTATTTACAATTGCTTTGCCAGTCTTTCTGGGCCCCCATGAACTCTTTAAAGTGCTTTAGGTATTGGGGGTTGACGTCATCAATGACGTTATACCAAGCACTGTTGCTATACACCTTTGGACTCAAGTCCAAATGCCCACACAGATAATTATGTGGGCCTAAGGATCTAGCCCAAACTGTTTTACCCATTCTACTTGGGCCTTCTATAACTATACTTATGGGCCTCTCTGGCCGCGCAGCGGCATCCATGACATTCTCAGCAGCCCAATCACTGATAATGTCAGGAACATTATTGAAAGAAGAAATGGAAAAAGGAGAAGAATAAACAGAAGGAGGAGGAGAAAATATCCTATCTAAATTGCTAACTAAATTATGATATTGAAATATAAATTTTTCAGGGAGTTTCTCCCTGATTATTTGTAAAGCAGCGTCCTTACTTCCTGCATTTAATGCTTCTGCTGCTGCGTCGTTAGCAGTCTGCTGGCCTCCTCTAGCAGATCTGCCGTCGACCTGGAATTCTCCCCATTCCAATGTGTCTCCATCCTTATCGACGTAGGACTTGACGTCGGAGCTGGATTTAGCTCTTTGAATGTTAGGATGGAAATGTGCTGACCTGGTTTGAGAGACCAAGTCGAATAGGCGTTGGTTCGTGCACTGGAATTTCCCTTCGAATTGCAGAAGCACGTGGAGATGAGGTTGCCCATCCTCGTGTAGTTCCCTGCAGATCTTAATGAATTTTTTATTTACTGCAGTTGGGATATTTAGTATTTGGGCTAATGCTTCTTCTTTGGAGATAGAGCATTGGGGATATGTAAGAAAATAATTTTTGGCATTAATATTGAACCTCCCGGCTCTCGGCATTTTAAAAAGCAATGGGTGGACACACAAACTCCATATGAATTGGTGGAAGGGTGGACAATTTATATGTGTCCACCTAATGGCATTTTGGTAATTAGAACACCTTTAATTTGAATTCAGCAATCCTATTGGTCCGCCATAAAGCGGGCACCGTATTAATATT